TCCTTCTGTTTGCTGTGTCTCACCTCTGATGTACTTACAGGGTATATCGTGGTAAGATGAGGCTTAAAGAGTTCGGTAAACATCCCGTCACCGAAGTTGCTCTCAATGATTACCTCGTTCACTTTGTTTCGCTTTGCGATGTGCGCTAGACGGTCAAGGGTTTCCTTTGAGTAACCCCCAGTCACGCCACCAGCGTCAGAGACATACAGGTTGCCGTTGAGCATCTTTACGACTGCGTAGGCTGTTTCGTCAGCACCGCGACCTGACGGGTCAATAGACATAACTGACCCAGTGTACTCCAGCCACTCCCCGATGTTCTCTAGGGGGCTGTAGTAGCGGTCACCAGCCAGACCAAGGTTTGGTAGGTCTTTGAGTTCCCGTGCGGGGTCACGACCCCATACGACTTTCTCAGGGGCTTTGTCGTTATCCAACGGGCTGATAATCAGGTCGTTGAGTTTGAGAGGATACTTGTCGGCATCAGACAGGCTGGTGTCGAGCATAAACTGGAGAGAGAAGCCAGAACGACCATAGGACAACTCACGTTCCATTAGGTCATCTTCAGTAAACCTCGTAGGGTCTACAGGGAGGCCCGTACAGGCCTCTCCGTGTCTGTCTAGGTGGTCACCTACCAGAGGAGCTAAACGCCCCTCGTAGCGGCCTCTGAGGTCTTCTGAGGGGTATCTGGCAGGCCATATACGAACTTGGTATCCACGGTTGGGAAGTTCCTCATATAGGGACATCTCAGTCTGGGGTGTACCAAGGTAGATGATGCGTCCATCAGGTTTGAGGACAGCGTCAAATTCCTTTACGGATTCCGACAGCTTGTCGCGCATAGATTGTGTGGCTGAGTTGTTAGGAATCTCTACGTCATCAGCTACGATGATGTCGGCGCGAGAGCCAGCGAGTTGACCCGTGATACCCACGGACTTGACGCTAGGGCTGTGCGAAGCTTGCGCTGGGCCAACATCAAAGCTGATTTTAGACATCCGCTGGTCTTCGCGGGGCTTCAGGTGTTGCAGTATCGGCATCTCGTTGATGAGCCGTTGCGTAAAGATACTGAAGTCATCTGACCGTGTCTTACTAGCGGATACCACCAGTATCTTCAGCTCTGGATTTGTCAGAAGCTGGTGAACGACAAACGCACTCGTGATGTAGGATTTACCTACGCCACGAAAGGCTTCGATAACCAGACGGCGTGGGCCGTGCTGGAGATACTCTGCCATGTCATATTGGACGGGTGTCGGGTTAGGTAGGTTTAGATGTTTCCAAGCTAGGAACAGGAAGTTCCGAAAGTCAGTTAGTTTGGATGAGGTCGTCTTCGTCAAAAGGCATCTCTTCTAGGAGTTGGACTAGGGTACTGTTGTTTGTCGGGATAGCTTCGATACCGTTGTCCTTGAGGAACTTTGCGGCGACACTCAGGTCTGCGGCTTTCGCTTCGCCAGACTTGATTTTGAACAGCAGGTCACTTGCGACTGCCTCGTGTAGCTCGTTGAGTATTTCAGATACTTTCTTATCAGCCATAGCTTCTAGGTTTCCTTGCTCTGTTAGCACTTCTGGGTTTGACGGAGAGGTTTGCAGGGTCGTTGTTTCTTGCGTTGAAATCACGATGGTCAACGTCCTTATTGTCGCCCTTGGCTACTCGTCCTTGTTTTACCATATATCGTCTAGCCGCGTTGCGCCCTGCCCTGCGTTTCTTCTGTTCTGGACGGGCGTGAAACTGACGATACTCTGATTTGTAATCTCTGTTTGACATAATCGTTACCTTGTAACGGTTTTACTTGCGGAGCTTGGAGACACTACGAACACCAAAAGCCGCACCCACGGCGGCAAGCCATGCCGCGATGTACCACTCAGGAACGCTCTCATCTAACGCAATAAATCCTGCTTTGACCCTTACGGCCCATTCGTCACCAAGAAAGACCAAGACCATCGGCACAGCTAAGAGAACCCCGTAGAACTCATCAAGCCACCCGTTGTTGGCGTTGGATGCCCATTGGTTTTCCCAGTTGACTTCGCCAGCCGCTACTTTCTTGGCAATCTCGCCTTTAGCTTTCTGCTCGTCTGCTTTGCGTTCCATGTAGCTTCCTGCCACATTGCCAACCAGACCAATCGCGTTTGATAAAAGGCTCATCATGTTTTTATTCTTTCTATTAGTTTCTTGATTGTTTCGGTTTCGTAAATACGAATACAGACCCAGAGCAGGGAAGCGAGGGCTGTAATAGAAGGTAGTATTTCCACAAAAGCTCCTGCGGTCACGCCTAGTGCGCTTAAATCTATTATTGTTTTGTCATCTGGGTACACTTGATTGCTCCAATCAGAGAAGAAACAAAGCCATAAGAACTGTGATAAGCAGGACGCACCCACCAACCACACTCCCAACTATTGTTGCGGCTTCTACAAACTCTTCCTTTTTCTTTCTTGCTAACGCCTTTTGCTGACGTATTTTCTCTTTTTCTTCAGAAATTCGTTTGGCTCGTTCATTTACAATCTGTCTCCATGTGCCATATCCGAAACGATTGTCGATTAGTATTGACATTTCTTCGAGTTTTTCCTGTGCCAATTTCGCGTCTATAACTGAGTGGGCGGCATCTTTAGTTTGTCCAAGTAGCGACTTACCGCCGTATCTTTCTTTTTGAACCTGTTTCTCTCCTGCAAACAGACCGTCCAGTGCGCCAGCAATTTGGCCTATATCATTCACGGTATTGATGTTTGATTTGATGAACTCCACACTTTTTTGCACAAGCGCAATACCTGCAAGAGTGGATGAGATTGGTTCAACCACTGTACTTACCGATTACAAAGCACCGCATTGTATCTGGTACACCAATGGCATCCCTAGAGTCACCAAAGGTTTCTTCAAGCGTATAAACTTCTGGCCTTTCGTAATACTGTCGGCCTTCCCATGATTGACCCCATGTCGCGCTTACCGCCTGCGCCGCTGGGCTTGTTGGGTTGTGTATTGCAAGCACCCTGTCAAAACCATCAGCATCGCACCATTCTCGCGCCGCCTTTTGGAAGCCTTCTGAATACCACCAAGAGCGTGAACCACTTTCTGTCTCGCCATATACAGGGGTTCTATACCACGCCCATCTTTCGTTAACGCCTTGCCACGGAATGTCTAATGCAGAAAGCGAGGCACATCCGACAAGATAACCATCTAATTCGTAGCGATGGACAAACGCCTCGTCCATTTCCAACGTGTCCCATAGGATTTCTTTTATGTTGTCACCAAGGCGTTTGCGCTCTACAGAAATATAATCCTCTGCTTCCGCATATAGTCTTTCAAACTCTGCGCGAGAAACACCACCAGTAGTATTAATAACTAAGCTCACGATGCACGACCCCCATAAAACTGAGACAAGGAAATTGTACCGCTGGTCGGTACGTTTTGATTTACATTGGTGGTGGTCGTTGTCGCAGAGGTTCTCCGTTTAACTTGGTAATACTGCCATGTGAAAGAAGTTTTGCCAGAACCCGTGGTTACGTTACCGACAAATGACCCTCTTTCATAATCATAACCTCCAGCACTATAGGTCGTAGCGGAACTGCTTGTGAGTGCGCCTTGGTTAATGCTTACATTGTTCCAAACTATCTCAGAATATATCCCTACACGCCAGTAATAGGTGGTTTGTCCATACTGTGTGACGTATGAACCCGCTGGCACGTTTGTTGTTATTGAGTTTGGGACTTTGCCGCCGTTTCGATAAAACTCACTGAGCGAGTTTGGCTGGCTATCGGTATATTCGGAGGCCAGATTTGCAAGCGATATAGCCCCGCTAGTTTGAAGAGTCACAACTGCACCTCTGTTTTAGTTCTGCTACTTCAGCCTGTAGCTCTTTAATCGCCTCTACCAGTAAGGCGGTGGTGTTTTGGTATTTCATAACGTGCAAATCACTGAACGCTTCGTCAGTGTGGTCGGTGGATGTGTCAATTATATCTACAAGGGTCGGTTCATGCTCTTTCACGCTCTGAGCGATAAAACCAATTTCACGCGCACCGTTTGATTTGCGGGTGTACTCCACGCCTTGTAGCTTGCCCACGCGCTCTAGTGCGCCTTCGATTGGCTCGATGTCATCTTTTAGTCGTTCATCAGAATAAGCGGTGACATTTCCTGTAGCGGTAACATTGCCACTGTTGTCCATTTTGAAACCCCAGTTGCCATCCGTTTTAAGAAAGCCAATTTCATTAGCGGAACTCTGGTAAATGTAGTTTCTGTCTGTACCGCCTTGGTTAAAGCGTATTTGAGCCGAACTTCCGCTAGAAACTTGTTTTACTTCGCTTCCATTCTGAGTCACATACCATCGAGCAACAGCACCGCTATCAATGGCTGAAAGAGCCAGAGTAGCTGTTGCACCAATGTAACCTCTGATTGTGCCATTATCTTCTAACCCTATCTTAGCGGCATTGCTGTTGGTGCTGTTCACTGACAGAGGTACGCCACCCGCCGCTATTTCACCAACCGCATTGTTGGCGAGGCCATCGGTAATCCCGTAGCCCGAAAGCGTAGTAGGTTTGCTTGTAATATCGGCAAAGGCTGTTGATGTGGCTACATCACCAAACGAGAAGTTGCCGTTGCCGTCTGTTTTCAGTGCTTGTCCATTAGTGCCGTCTGTGATGTTTAGGTCAGTCAGTGACGATACTGTTTGAATTACATTCCACTGTGAGCCGTTGTAAAACTTGAGCGCACTAGCAGTTGTATTGAAGAACAAGTCGCCAGCATCATTGGATGACGATGGGTCGGACGAACCAATACGATAACGGTCAGCAAAGCTGTTAACCCCTGCGACATTACTTGCAACAGTGGATACGTTGGCAGAAATACCAGCCACTGTATTGATGTTTGATGCATTACCAGCGACAGAGTTGATGTTAGTGCTGTTACCTGCAACAGCGTTGATGTTAGAGCTATTGCTTGCCACTGAGTTGACGTTGGATATAGCCCCAGCAACTGTTCCGATATCAGTAGCATCCCCTGCCACTGTGGTTACATCAGAGCTTATATTAGCCACTGCTCCAACATTGGTTACGTTGGCGGCTACGGTATTGATGTTAGTTACCGCGCCAGCAACAGCGGTGATGTTGGAGTTGTTGTTTGCTACGTTGGTGACGTTGGTGGAGTTACCAGCCACAGTTGTTACATTTGCGCTAATACCAGCTACGGTAGACACATTGGAACTAATACCATTGACGGTAGTGATTGCACCAATGTTGGTTCCCACATCTTGAATATCAGAGATGTTAGAAGCGACAGTGCTTATGTTGTTAGTTGGACTAATCTGTCCAGCCACAGCGTTTACGTTTGTTATAGCACCACCAACGCTTGATACTGCGCTGGATATCCCTGACACGTTTCCGATTTCTGTAGATATACCAGCGACAGTGCCGATGTTGTTTGTCGGTGATATCTGACCAGCAACCGTGTTTACATTTGTAATAGCACCACCAGTAGCATTCACGTTGTTGATGTTTGTGCCAACTGTGTTGATGTTAGCGACAGCCCCTGCCACCGTGTCGATTTCTGATGTCTGTTCATTCAAGTCGTTGGCGACAGTTTCAATTTCTGACACTGTTTCGTTAAGGTCATTGGCAACTGTCTGCACTTTTGCAATATCTGCGGCAACAGCGGCAATGTTCGAGGAAGCGTTTGCAACCGTGGTGACGTTAGCGGCAATACCTGCGACAGTCGAAATGTTGGCGTTGTTACCTGCAACTGTGTTTATGTTGGCGTTGTTACCCGCCACCGTGTTGATGTTTGTGGCATTACCTGCAACAGAGTTGACGTTAGCGATTGCACCCGCAACCGTGTTGATGCTCGCAATGTTAGTTCCCGTTGTATCAATGTTTGTGATGTTAGCGGGAGTAAGGTAGGTGGTCGTTAGCCAGTTCTTCGTTACTGCATCCTGTGCATCTACAGGGTCTGCCATGTTCACAATACGTCTTGCGGTATTGCTTACTGTAGCATCAAACTGGTTGGCACTATTCAAAGCCATAGCCCTGTCTGCGGTATCCACAGCTTCCTGAGAAATGAAGAACAACTGGTTGGCGTTCTTATCAAGGTCAGCCTCTGACAAGATAGCCCCGTCACTGAAGTCAACTAGGCGACTTGCCTTGGGTGTATCCCGTTCAATCAGAATAGCTGTTTGCGATGCTGGAGCAGAGCTGAACGTGAGGGTTTGTCCGTTAACGCTGAAGGCTGTTGTCGCCGTTCCGTTGAGGAACGCTTTGACATCTGCCGTAGCAAGGTAGTCAAACGTGATGGTGTAGGCTGTGGTTGAGCCATCACCTGTATATTCAATAAATGAGTTTGCCATTTTTATTATTACCTATTGGATGCAGTTAGCTCCAGTCCTTGTCTTATTCGTTTATATTTGGTTATTGCGTCTTTTAGCTCTGGATACTTCTTCATGAGTTCTTCCCGTGCGGCTCTTTTGTATCTCCCGATTTCCCTTGATACCGCTGAAATTGGTAAGGTCATTGGGCCATCTGGACGATAACGCTTCATCTCATCGGGGGTGTTCTTCCAAGTGGAGCTTGCAAAGATTTCCGCTAAACTCTGGTTAAGTGTTTTGCCACCCAACTTGATTTGTCCAGTAAGACGCGAGTAATCCGAAAACTGCTCTGAAGTTAAGTCGCGTTTTGACAGACGTTTTTCTGGGCCACTAAAGCCGTAGCCTATAGCGCGAAGTTCTCGCATGACGGGCGTGTCATGGACGGTCTGACTCTGGAAGCCAAGCGTATTTGAGATGACTGGATAGTCGATAGTTTGACCTGTAACCCAGTTGTATTTCTTAGGAAGAGAATCCTTGATGATTGGTATTTTCTTCTTCAGTTTGTCTGCTAGACCAATCGCCTCTACCAGAGCTTCGTTACCTTGAACCAAGTCTGTGGTTTGGGTAAGAGCGGCAGGGATAAACGAAGCCGCAAAGTTACTGGCAGTGTTGCCAATTCTTGAAAGTGACTTCTCATCTTCCGCAGACATCAGTGTTAAGAAATTTGATACACCTTGGAAATAGGCTTTGTTCTTAAATGTCTGAGTGATGCCTAAGAATAGCGCACTCATCATTTCGTCTGCCTCGCCTAATAAAGTTGCATCCTCCTCTGCCAACACTGGGGACATAGCTTCATAGGCCGTAGCCACTGCACCAATCATAATGAAGTTTGGGTCGAGGCGGTTGTAGCTATAATACTGACCACCAATCTTCACACTGTAAGGTTGCCAGCCTGCATTACGCAGAAACCGTCTAGCTTTTGGGTCAGTTGGGCCAGCACCAGTAAGCTTGCCTTCGCCAAAAGCAAAGAACATAGAAGTCATAACCATTGCGCCCATTGCCTGCCGTCCTAGAGCTTCAGCACGGCGCACACCGCCAGCGGCTATATCATCCCTCACAGATTTAGATAAGTTAGCTAATAGTGGCGTTCTCTGGCCTGCCCGTTTTAGTAGATTTGTTGGAGTACGAATAAACGGCAAGATGAGTTGCATAGCAGGATACTTCACCGCCAGACGCTGTAAGTCACCAAAGAAGTTGTTGCCCAAGTCTTCAGTAAATGTAGAACGCTGGGAGTACTCAAGGGCTTCTTGGTCAATACCTCGCCCAGCACTGTCAAACGCTTCATCCATGCGTTTAGCAACAAACCCGTCTAAATCTTCAACCCCTGTCGCTAATCCTTCGCGGGTAGCTCGTGCCTTGATGAACGAGCGATAATTTATCTGCTTCAAGAACTCATCAGAACTACCTAACACACGGAGCGAAAGTCTGGAGGATTTACCGATAAAGTCCACAAACCGTCCTGTGGTGCTGTCTTCACTAACACCTAAGTATTTGGCACTAATACGATGCTGTGTGTTCTCTGTGGTTGTTCGCAATGGGTCTAGGATGTTTCTTTCTTCTTTCAAGGCTGTCGCCGCGTAAGCTAGAGAGTCATTTGCCACTTGCTTGAGTCCTACGAGTTGTGCTTTGGCATCTGCTCGAATTGCCGCACCACCAGCTTCCCTATAGAGTCCGTCAGCTAGTAGAGAACCCATGTATCGTTCAGCAGGCATCAGGAAGGTTTCCACAACACCACTCAAGGCGTTGGTCACCTGTGTCTTATAGTTAAACAAAATCATTGAACGGAAGAACTCGCCCAGTGGCCCCGCGATACGTTTGTTACTAGATAGCCGCGCAAGCTTGGCAATCTCTGCGGGGTCTTTTGCGTTTCGGATTGCTACCCGAAGTGCGTCTGGGTCTTCCATTGTTTTTCTTGCAGTGGCTTTCGATACGTTCAGTAGACCGCCCGTAAACTCGTCATATGACTTAATACCCATTTGGCGTGATTTGAGCGCACGACCCATTTCAGTACGGATACCTGTTGCACCTTGGATAAGACGCTCAAGCTTCTCAAACTCTACCAGCAGGGACATACGCACTGTGTCATCAAATGCTTCGTCAGCAACATTGGCTAGGTCATAAAGGTCATCGTACTGCTTCCTAATCATGGCATCTGTAGCCGCTAGGAAGGTATATGCCTCACGGGTGTTACTTGCGTGTTTTGCTAGATGGGTTGAAACTTCGTCTGTGGTCAGACCTGCTGTTTCAGCTAGTCGCGCCGCCGCACGTTCAGAAAGCTCATCAAAGGTTTCAGTCCGTTTGACTGTCTGCTGTGCATCAGCGGTTAAGTCCATAACTTGCCGTCCAACGCTTGAGTAGAAGACATCCATATCTTCATACAGGGAAATGTGTTCAGCCTGCCCGTTTGCCCGTCTTGTCTGAAGGATGTTGTACATAAAGCTGTCTACACCCTCTTGCAGTTCCTCGAATGATTTCTCATCACCCTCCGCAGTACGCAACGCCTTAACAACCTCTTGAGCTTTCTTCTTGGTCATCTTGGGAGTCGGCGGCAGTTCTGCGTCTACAGCTTCAGGACTATCTTTCTTCGGAGTGTCGCTTTTGGTCGCCGCAGTGGGCGTTTCTTGAACTTCGGCTTTGGCGGGAGTTGCAACTTCTGAAACGTCTTCGGTGGCCTCTTTGGTAGCACTTTTATTGCCCTTTTTTGCTGTTCGTTTTGCAGTCTCTACTGCTTCTTCTTTCGCGCCTGCGCTTGCCTCTTCTAATTTCTCACCTGCGGCTTTGAGTTCAGCTTCAGCGGCCTCATCTATCTGACCATTGTCACGGAGCCTCTTGAGTTTCACTAAACCTTTTAACGCGGCGGATAGACCCGCAGTAACTGCTCCGTTTACTACAACATCCTCAAGTGCCATTTTTGCGCGGCGTTCAAACTCAGTGTCATCTATGTCTCCACGGAGTGCCTCGCCCAATGGTTGAGCTATAGAAGGATATCTAGCAACTACATCTGCCAATCTCTCTTCGTAAGGGTTGTGAGCAATAGTTGAAGACAGGGCAGAGTCTACAAAGCCTTTAGTTACCTTGCCGACTTCTATATCCTTACCCATTACGCTTACGGTTTTGTCTTTGCCGCCAGCGCGTTTTACTAAATCAATACCTTTATCAACTCTTTGAAAACCAGTCTTCAGTCCGCCAATGACTTTTGTAACCTTGCCTGCCCCAGCCAAACCTACGATGAATTGAGTAAGGTCATCCGTTACATCGCCCACAGCCGTGACGGGTCGGTCAACTTCAGTGAGAATACGCTTTCTTTGCAGGCCAACCAGTGAGCGTCCGAAGTTCAGTGTCTCATCAACAGCGTCAACTGCACCCGATAGCAAACCTGTACCTACATCAAGAAGGTAGCTATCTTCATCCTCTGCAACTTGGTTTCTTAGTTGGTCTGTAAAATCAGAAGCTCCACCATTAGTGAATAGTTCCTTAAATTGTGATTCATAATCACTCATTGTTTTATATCTCTTCTAATAAATTCAAGGACATCCCCTACACCTATTTCGTTTTCTGGATTCTTGGCGTTATGTTGGTCAATGTAGCCAATCACGTTGTCATACAAATCTAAGGATGTTATGTCCGTGTTGTCCTTGAGGGCGCGGCGCATATTATAAAATTGGGTGTAGAGGTCACCTCGTTCCATAGTTTTCCAAAAGGCAGGAATTTCTACATCTATTTTAATCTTTGCCGCATCAACCAGTTCCTTGACGGTTCTCTGATGCCATTCAAAGAACTTGGCTCTGCCTTCGGTGGTAGAAATGTCATTTCCTTCCGCCTGCCACGCATCGAACCTTTGAATGTATTTAGAGTATCCAAGCTCTGCCGCTTCTACTGCGCCCTCTTCAAAGCCTGAACCATAGGGGACTTTCCGCGCATTCTTTATTTGGTCATAGGGGTCGGTAGCCGCAGTGTCTGTAAATAGCCCTTTAAGGACGGAGCTATTGGTGGACATCTTTTTAAGACGATTGTAGTCGGTTGCAGAGATTACTGATGCTTTCTCTTCAATCAAGGCTTTTGCCTCATCTTCTGGCATCCCCCTCCGTATTTGATTTTCAATACTTCTCACCACTGAAACGTCTGACTTAATACTGCGTGACGCATAGTCAGTTCCGAAAGTCTGCATATTCCGAAAGGTTGTGAAATCAGTAATGGCTAATCTTGCCATTGCGTCTTTAATTGTCATTGAGCCGAAGCCTTCAACTTCGACTATTTTGTTAGAGGTCTGCGCTTGCACATCTCCTGAAAGAGAGGGGTCGTTTGAAATCGCGCTAATTAAAGCTTCTTTGATTGCCCTAGCCTCTATTTCGTCATCTTCTTTTTGTTGTTTCAGGGCATCATCATCTGCGGCATCTTCAGCGGTCTGAAACTGCTGACGAAGCTTTTCAATGTTAAGCCGACCTGTTGTGGTTTCGCCGTAAGTTCCAAAACGGTTTTTAATGTTAGCCATAACATCAAGAACGGTTTCCCAATCGCTCAAGCCGTTATCAGCCATGTTAGAACCAATG